GATGAAAGTCATCATGGCAGGGGGGTTTTGTCATGGCCCCCTGGGTCGCCATTATGGGAACATCCGACGCGCTCCGGCAATCACCTGCGCTGTCTCGAACGGAGCAACGTCGTCGCCAGCAGCAAAGGGTTGTACTATGATCCGACCATTAGCGATGGGATTGGCTGCTTCCATGGCGACGATATGTGCCATAAACGTTGCGAACTGGGCGTTCGTTGCAGCATCATAAGCAGCCTGCGCGTTAGCATCGATGATACCATCCGCTAACCAGGCGGCGTGACATCGCACAGCGAGATCAACAACATTGTAGCGTTCCACATCCCTCAAAGCCACGCCTCCACCAGTCAAACCAGCAATGTTCTGGGCTCTGAGAGGTAGGTTCCGGTTACGAATGAGGGTGGCTAGGGGCCGGAGACATGAGGTGGACTGGGAGAGCATAGCGAAGGAGACATGCAGCATCGACTGTTGCCAGTGGGGAGACCCTGCGGCGACGTAAACGGTCACGTCGTTGACCGGCTTCGGTGCGCGCGGTCCGTCATTCCAACGCAGGATCATATCGTCTTGACTCGAAGCGGGCTTGGAGTGTGCGAAGAAGAAGCCCTCACAGGTCCGCCCACGGTGTAGTCGTCCGGTCAACGAACCAAAGAGTATACAGGCTAACCACTGATACACTTGTGCTTGAATCGACACGGCCTCTTGAGGAAGTTGACCACTGTAACGGTAAGCTCTGATAGCTATCTGAGCGACCGAGGCACCAATCAGCGATTTCATGGACGTGGAGACCATAGCTGGTATGTTCCGTCGGGGGAAGGTAAGCAGGGAAATGGGGCCCTTATCAGTGAGCGACCACATAGTCATCATGTGAAGATCCTGATTCTGAGGCCACATCGTGTCGAACTTCAGGGCGTAGGTCGGGTAAAGAGCTGAGTCAATACGAACGTCATCTGCAGGGGCCCAGATCGGTGGGTTCGCAGGAGCGGGGGGAACGGCGGGAGTTACCGTGACAAATGAACTGAGTACCGCATCTCTCCAAGCAACGCCATCAAACTGGTTAATAGCTCCGGCTGAGTAAGGGGCGACGTGAGCTCCAAGCAGTGCGTTGAGGATGAGCTGACGGGCTGCGACGGTTGGGTACTTACCTCCCCAGACTGGGTAGCCACCAGAGTTAATCGCAATATTTGTGATGCGGTTCTGCCATGGGCGGACGGTCGTACCTGCGAGGTCAAGGTAATCGTCGTTAGTAAATAATGGGCCAGGTTGGCCGTAAAAGCTCGGAGTGAACCCTACGAATGTGCGACGCGCCATAGATGATAAAAC